TTCATGTAATTAATATGAGATATATCTGTTGTCAACCTGCTAATGATTATTATTTATGGCAAATTGAAACTGTCATAAATAATTTTATGTCCCATGGAATTAACCCTAACCACATAGATATTGTATTGGGTTATAATAATGAAGATTTAACCAAGTGGAGAATCTTACAACAACACCATAATACAATAAGGTTTTTTTTCTATAAGGATACAAGAGAAAATAGCAGTTATATTCCTGCCATTTACTTTAATCTTATGAAACAACATCTTGCATCTAATCCTGCATTAAAAGATGAAGTTTTATTTTTGCATGATTCGGATATAGTATTTACAAGTACACCAGATTATTCAAAGTTTGAGAAAGACAAAGTTTGGTATTTAAGCGACACAAATAGTTATATTAACTATGACTATATTATGCAGAAAGGTGATGACCTTTTAATTGATATGTGCAGGATTGTAGGAATTAATTGTTTGATTCCTAAACTAATGAATGATCATAGCGGAGGCGCACAATACATAGTAAAGGGTACAGATTTTAATTTTTGGGATAAAGTAGAAAAGGATTCAATTAGTTTATACCAATATTTTATAAACAAAGAACCTTATTATGTTCCAAAGTATGAAAATGATTATCCTATACAAAAATGGACTGCTGGTATGTGGTCATTGCTTTACAATGCTTGGTTCTTTGGACATCAAACGAAGGTAGTTAAAGAATTAGATTTTGGATGGTCTACAAACGATATATCAGATTCAGTTAAATACAAGATTATTCATAATGCTGGAGTTACTGATTCAAAAAGTGGTATGTTTTACAAAGGAGAATATGTAAATAAATTACCTTATAATACCAATTTAGAATTAGATAAGAATAAAAGCAGTTACTATTATTATAACGAAGTGCAAAAAGCAGGATTAAATTCACCATTATTATAAGACAAAACCTAAAAAATACGTTTATGATAAAGAATATATTAGATCTGTTAATGGTAACTGAACATTACAATAAACACGAATCAATAGAGATTGCAAAAGGTAAATACGAACTCCCAACTAATTGGGATAAAGCATACAATCAATTAAAAAGAATATGGAGGAGAAAGTAATTAAATTAAAGATTACCGATAATTCAAAGGAGGCACAAAAAAATGCCCAAGAATTAAGGAAAGATTTTGAAAAAGTAAAGGCTTCTGTTGATAATGTAGGCAAGTCTTTAAATAATGTTGAAAGTGATGTAGAAGAAATAAGTAGTGCTTCAAAAAAAGCATCAACTGCATTACAAAGAATGGGGAATGGCATTAGATCAATTAGTGCTAATGTAAAAACTATTGGATTAGGTTTATTAGTTTCTCAATTTGATGCTTTGAAAGAAGCAGTTACAAGTTCTAATGAAGTAAGTGATATATTTTCAAATACTTTAAACACGACAAAAAAGGCTGCATCTGATCTTGGTAAAGTATTATTTGGGGGTAATTTAATTGGTTCTTTAACAGATGGTTTTAAAAGTATTTTAGATGGAACTGCTGGAGAAAAAATTAAAACATATATAAAAGATTCTTATGCTGCTGCAGTAAATGTTACAGAATTAACCAATGAAGCTAATATGGCTGCAGTTAAACAAGCAGGTATATTTGAGGAATTTGATAGACAAGCTGAAGTTGAAAGAAAAACAAGGGATAATCAATTGGTTTCATTTAAAGAAAGAATAAAAGCAAGTGATAATTTAGAAGTAATTCTTAAAAAACAAACTGATCAAATGCTTGCCCAAGCATATATACAAGAAGATGCAAAGAAGGCTGCATTTGATTTAACTGGAAAGAGGGAAGAAGAAATTGCATTAGAGGAAGCAAGAAATAATGTGTTAGCAATTAGGGCGCAAATTCAGGGATTGCTAACTGAACAAGATCAAGGCAGAATTGCTTTATTATTAGAATCAAGACAAATACAAGCAGATAAATCATTGGCTGCTCTTGATGCAGAATATGCTCAAATGGAAGTAACAAATTCAATGATTCTACTTGATAAGGAAAGGTTATTATCAGAACAAGAAACATTAAAGCAACAATTATTAGATTACGCACAATTTTATGAAGGTCAAGCAAAATTAGCAGAAATAGGTTCTGCAAAAAGAGCTGAAATAGAATTAGCATCTGCTCAAACTTTAGGAGAAATTAGAAACAAATTGACTTTAAATCAGAATCAAAATGCTTTAGAGGATATAAGAATATTAGAAGTAAGAAAAGAAAGTCAATTATCTTATGTTGCAACGGTTGGTGCAGCAATAGGACAATTAGGTGGGTTATTTGCACAAGGAACTGCAGCAGCAAAAGCAGCAGCATTAGCAGAAATTGCAATCAATACAGGAGTTGGATTTGTTCAAGGTTTAGATATTGCTCAAAAATCTGCTAAAGCAACAGGACCAGCAGCAGCATTTGCTTTCCCTATTTTTTATGCAACTCAAGTTGCAGCAGTATTAGGCGCAGCATCAAGGGCAAAATCTATTTTAGAATCTGGTAATGTAAGTGGTGGAGATGGCGGTGGTGTTTCAATTCCACAACCACAAGCACCGCAATTTAATGTAGTTGCATCAAGTGGCATAAATCAAATTGCACAATTAGTAGGTCAAAGCCAACAACCAATCAAGGCTTATGTCGTTTCTTCTGAAGTAAGTTCCCAGCAATCATTGGATAGAAATAGATTAATGAGTGCAAGTTTAGGCTAGTGAAAATGTAACAAAATTTTAAATATACGTTTATACATCATGAAAATCATAGAATTAATAATTTCAAATGATGAGGATGGGATTGAAGCCATAAGTTTAGTGGATCGACCTGCAATAGAAAGCAATTTTATTACATTGGCAAAAGAGTACGAAATTAATTTAGCCGAAGTAGATACAGAAAAGAAAATATTAATGGGGCCAGCATTGATCCCCAATAAAATGATTTACCGTAAAGATGGTAAAGAAAAATATCAAGTATTCTTTTCTGAAAGTACGGTTGAAAAAGCAAGCCAAATGTTTTTACAAAATGGAAATCAATCTAATGCAACCCTGCAGCATAAAGCAAAAATAGAGGGAATGTCATTAGTAGAGTCTTGGCTAATTACAGATCCTGAAATGGACAAATCTAAATCTTATGGATTTAGTTTACCTAAAGGAACTTGGATGGTTTCAATGAAAGCAGATAACGAAGAAATTTGGTTAAAGGCAAAGAGTGGGGAGGTTAAAGGATTTTCTATTGAAGGGTATTTTGCTGATAAATTAAGTTTAGAATTATTGCCTGATATTAAAGATGAGGAATTAGTAAGTCAAATTTTAAACATATTAGAAAATGAGTAAAGATAAAACATCAAGTCCAAGAGGCGGTAATAGAGGTTGTTTATGTGCAGATGGTACATATAGCATTGAATGTTGTGATGGAGAAATCCATTCACAAGGAATAGGTTCATTAGTACAAAGTGTAGCCTCTACAATAGTAAATACAAATAGTGTAAGAGTTTTAATCACAACAAGCAACTAAAATGAGCATAGAAAGCAAAGTATTTGAGAAATTATTTAATGCTGATAAAATAGAATTGGCATCTCATAAAGTCGAATTAAGCAATTTACAAGATTTAAATAGAATAATTTCAGATGGGAAATCAATTCTTACAAGAGGCACTGACTTTATTAATAAAAAAAACTCATTACAAAAAGAAGGTAAATCTTTAAATACAGATGCTAAATCTTTATTAGTTGGTGGCGAAAAGTTAATTAATGAATTTGTTAATTCAGCAAGAGAATTAGGAATAGATGTTAAAAGTGTAAAAGAAGTTGATTTGGCTATAAATGCACTTGGTGCAATTGATACGGTTGTAAAACAAAGTCAACCATTTTAAAAGAATTTAAATTAAATAAATATATGGAATACAAAAGCACAAAAAATCGAGTTAAAGCAGTATTAGGCTTTCAGGTTAATTTGGCGCAGATGACTTTAGAAGATGGTGTTACCATTGTCGAAGCTGAAGAATTTGCACCTGATTTCTCTGTTGGTATAGTTACTGCCGATGGTGTTGTACCTATGCCTGTTGGCGAGTACACAATGCAAGATGGAATGGTTTTGGTAGTTGCAGTTGAAGGTATTATAGCAGAAGTAAAAGATGCTACAATAGAAGAAGAAGCAGCACCAGAAGTAGAAGTTGAAGTGGAAGCACAAGTTGCACCACAAGCACCTGCACCACAAGCAAAGCGAGTGGTTGAATCAGTTAGCAAGGAAACTTTCTTTGCAGAAATTGAAAAATTAAAAACGGAATTGTCTTTACAGATTAATGAAGTTAAAGCAGAAAATGAGTCTTTAAAATTAGAAAAAGAAGCATTGGAAGTTAAATTAAATTCTCAAGAAGAAGGTGCTGAACCAATTGTTCAAAATCCAGAAGCAGAGGAAAAAGTGCAAGGATTTTCTTTTGGTCAAAACAGACCTGAAACAATCCAAGATAAGGTTTACGAAAAAATGTTCAACTAATTAAATAAAATAAAAAATGCCGACTACAACGTCAATTACCACAACCTATGCTGGGGAGTTCGCAAATAAAATTATTGCTGCTTCTTTGCTTTCTTCTCCTACTATCGATCGTGGTGGTGTTGAAGTAAAACCAAATGTACGTTTTAAGCAAGTAATCAAAAGAGTTGGCACAGATGCCATCTTGAAAAATGCTACTTGTGATTTCGATGCTACATCGACAGTTACTTTAACTGAAAAGATTTTACAACCAGAAGAATTTCAAGTTAACTTACAATTATGTAAGAAAGACTTTGCATCTGATTGGTTATCAGTAGAGCAAGGATTCTCTGCTTTCAAAACTTTGCCTAAGTCTTTTGCTGACTTTTTAGTTGCTCATGTTGCTGCTAAAGTTGCTGCTAAGAACGAAACTAATATCTGGGAAGGTGTTACTGCTAACGCAGGTGAGTTTGATGGTATTTCTACATTATTGGCTGCAGATGCTTCATTGCCTTCAGGTCAAGAAATTGCAGGTACTACTGTTGCTTCAGGAACAATCATTGCTGAATTAGGAAAGATTGCAGATGCTATCCCATCTTCATTGTACACTAAAGATGACCTTTACATTTATGTATCACAATCAATTGCTCGTGCTTACATTCGTGCTTTGGGTGGATTTGGTGCTTCAGGCTTAGGTGCTAATGGTACTAACGCAATGGGAACACAATGGTACAATAATGGTTCTCTTACTTTTGATGGTATCAAGATATTTGTTGCAGATGGTCTTGCTTCTACAAAAGCAATCGCTGCTCAAAAATCTAACCTTTATTTTGGCACTGGTCTTATTTCTGACTTAACTGAAGTTAAAGTTATTGACATGGCTGACATTGATGGATCACAAAATGTTCGCATTATTATGAGAATGACTGCAGGTGTACAATACGGATTTGCTTCTGATATTGTTACTTACGGTATCACAAATGCTGCCAACTAAAATAAATAGCACCTCATTAATTTGGGGTGCTTATTTTTAACTTTTAAATTCAATCAATATGCCTGGATGCGATATATCTTTGGGGAGATTAGAACCCTGCAAAACAAGTGTTGGTGGATTAAAAGCAGTTTATTTCATGACTGAAGGGGATGCAACTGGTGTTACTTACGATGCAACAAACACAGATGCTATTACTGCGATTGCAGGAACTCC